CATTAAAAATCTCGTTTTCGGTATGAAAAAAGCCGGGGCGCATCATCTCATGCACTCCAGCTGTTTCATCAGGACATTGTAGGAATAATCCCCTGCCTCCGTCTTGCCGTCCATATCAAGGACAGGACCGGTTTCGGCAGGAGGCTCTGTGGGCGGCTCTTTGGACTTTGCCGCAGGCGCATCAGGCTTGACTCCCAGACGATTCAGGACGATTAGATCCATCTGACGGCTGGAGAAAAGGTGCCCTGCCGCATCCATCTGGAGCGACTGCTTCTCTCCGCCCTCGCCCGGTTCCTCATCGGGAGTCTCCTCCGGCTTTTCGGGGTCTGCCGGGTCACTGTCAGGTTCATCCTCGTTCTTTGCGAAGAGGATCTCATCCGCAAAGCCCAGCTCCACGGCTTTCTTGGCATTCATCCACGTTTCATTGCTCATGAGGTTGGCAATACGGGCATGGGTCAGGCCACTTTTGGCGGCGTAGGCATTGATGATGCTCTCCTTGACCTCGTTCAACACCTCGATGGCCTTCTCCATATCCTTGGTGTTACCCACCGCCACGGTGCTGGGGTCATGGATCATCAGCATGGCAACCGGGCTCATCTGGACGGTGTCACCGGCCATTGCTACAACGGATGCCGCCGAAGCTGCAATCGCATCGATCTTGACCGTGATGCTGCCCTTGTAGTCCTTGAGCATGGTATAAATCTCGGCAGCGGCAAACACATTGCCGCCCGGACTGTTAATCCAGACGGTCACATCCCCCTCGCCGGCGTTCAGCTCATCCCGGAACATCTGCGGCGTGATCTCATCACCCCAGAAAGATTCCTCGTCGATAGGGCCTTCCAGCCGGAGGGTTCTGGTCTCGTCACTGTTCTTGATCCAGTTCCAGAACTTTTTCATCGGTTTCTCCTTTCGTTTTGGCGTTTTGGCGTACTCTCACTCTGCCGGTTGTCACTGTCGGGTTCTTCTGGCTGTGTCTGCTTTGGCTGATTCTGCTGGGTCGCGGCAGCCTTGTTTTGCTGTGCCAGTCCAGCATCCTTCAGCTTCACATAGCCGCCGTTGAGGTAGTAATCATCGCCGCCCTGGTCGGCAGGGATCAGGTCCATGTTCTCCAAACGATGGATGTCATTCGGAGACAGGAATCCGTTGCTGATACCCGTGGCATAGCCGTTCATCCGACTCTGGTAGTCACCGCGCAGCAGACCGTCCACATTGAACTTCGGAAAGTAGGTATCCTGCTCTTCCTCCAGCAGGAGATCCTTGATGATGCCCTGCTCAATGCGGACGAGCCACGGAGTCAGGGAATGCATCACGAAGTTCAGCGACTGATATTCGATGTTGGAAAAGGTCGCATGGGACAGATCCGCTACCAGATGCGGCGGCACACGGAAGATGCGGCAGATCTCCGTGACGGAGAACTGCTTGGATTCAAGGAACTGACTGTCTTCCGGCGGCAGCGACACAGGCTTGTAGGTCATGCCCTCTTCGAGCACCGCCACACGATGCGCATTCGCTGCACCACCGTAAGCCGCTTCCCAGTTGTCCCGGACACGGTTCGGGTCTTTCATGACACCGGGGTGTTCCAGCACACCGCTGGGCTGTGCGCCGTTCTTGAAGAACGCCGAGCCGTACTTGTCCACCGCAATGGAAGTGCCGAGGCTGTTCTTCATCATGGCGATCGGTGAAAAACCGATCAGGCCATTGAAGCCCAGTCCCGGCACATGGAAGATCTCATCCCGGCGAAAGTAGATGTCCTTGTTCTGCTCTCCCGGAACTTCATCCGTATAGGCGTGGTAGATGTAGTACAGTTCACCGCTCTCATCGCGGTCCACTTCGACATTTTCCGGCAACAACGGATACAGACCCAGCACGGTGTTCTTGCCATCTCGAACGATCTGTGCGTAGGCATTGCCCCAGAGGAGCAGATGGGTCATAAGGGTCTCCCAGAAAACGAAAGCCGTCATCTCAGGGTTCGGCTGCCGATACAGAATCTTGTACAGCGGATGATCTCGTGCTTTTTCCTTGTTGCCGTTGTCATCCGTCACCCGATAAAGGTGCAGCGGCAGAGCTGCAATGGACTCTGCCAGCAGACGGACACAGGCATACACGGTCGGGATCTGCATAGCGGCTTTCTCGTCCACCTGCTCTCCGGCATTGGAACGACCAAACACAAAGGTCTGCCCGGAATCGCGGACATTGTCCGTGACCTCTGGCAGACCTTCCTTGGGTGGTGATTCTGTTTTGGGGGAGTCCCTTGGGTTTTCAAAGCCCAGCCATTCCCAGAATGTCATTAAGCGTTATCCCCCTTCTCCAGCTCCGGCAGACCCGCAAGGCTGGTGCCAAGGGAGGCAACACCCGCCACGATAGCTGCGCTGCCGATTGCCATCCAGTCCACAGTGCCGCCGGGGAGCTGGGTCACGACCAGAGCTGCACCGGTCTGGAACATGGTTTTTGCGGCGCGAATGCTTGCAGCGCGCCACCAGTCTGCGCTCGTCAGATACTTCATTGTCTTTTCCTCCATGATTTGTGTATCAAAAAACGATCATGTCACGCTCATCGTAGATGCTGCCCTGCTGCTGTCCTTCATTCCGGATGCAGCGATCGAGTGCCATGATCGCTGCGACGATACCGTCAATTTTTTCCGGCGACCTTGCTTTAGTCGCCTTGATATTGCCGGCCGGGTCAGTATCCACGACTACATTGCCTGCCATCCATGCCATGACCGGGTTTCCTCCGTGGATAATTTTTCCTTCCATCAGGAGCTTGTAGAATTCCTTGGTAGGTGGGCTCATCGATGAATACCCTTGTCCAAATGGAATCATCGTAAATCCATCACCCTCAAGGTTTTGAATCAGCATGGTCGCATTCCAGCGGTCAACTGCGATTTCAAGAATGTGGTATTTTTCGCTCAGCTCTATAATGAACTGCTCTATGAAGCCGTAGTGAACGACATTCCCCTCGGTTGCCATCAGATATCCCTGTTGACGCCACACATCGTAAGGTACCGATGCTTTTCTCACTCGAACAGGAATTGTATCCTCCGGAATCCAGAAGAACGGCAGCATGATGTACTTTTCCTCCGGGGTTCTGGGCGGAAACATCAGTACAAAAGCCGTGATGTCACCGGTGCTGGACAAGTCCAGTCCGCCGTAACAGTCACGGCCTTTGAGAGCTTCCATATCGATTGGCTGATTACCGAGGTTGTAAATGTGTTCCGGGATAAACCGGGTCAGCGAGGACACCCACATATTCAAACGGAGCTGCTTGAACACGTTCTCCTCTGCCGGGTTATCCAGTGCCTCCTGATAGGCATCCCGGACACGCTGGATCTGAATGGTCTGTCCCAGCGAGGGGTTTGCCTTATACCAGTTGGCTTCATCGTGCCAGTCATCCTCATCGGTCAGGCCGTAGACCACCGGGTAAAAGGTGTGGTCGATCTTGCGTCCGGCCAGCAGGTCAAGTGCTTTCATGTGCAGCTCGTAGCAGATGCTCTCTTTGTCCGTTCCCGCTGTGGTGATCAGGAAGAACAGCGGCTGTTCACGGGCATCACCGGAGCCTTTGGTCAGGACATCGTAGAGCTTGCGGTTGGGCTGGGCATGAACCTCGTCCAGCACCAGACCCGACACATTCAAGCCGTGCTTCGTGCCGACTTCCGCAGACAGCACCTGATAAAACCCGGCATTGCTGTAATTTACGATGCGCTTGGTCGCTGCCATGATCTTGCAGCGTTTCATCAGGGCTGGTGTCATCTGCACCATCTGGTTGGCAACGTCAAAGACGATAGAAGCCTGCTGACGGTCGGCGGCTGCGCCGTAGACTTCCGCAGAGGGTTCGTTATCGGCAAACAGCAGATACAGAGCCACCGCAGCGGCCAGCTCCGACTTTCCGTTCTTCTTGCCAATCTCGACATAGGCTGTGCGGAACTGACGATTTCCGCGTTCATCCACGATGCCGAACACATCCCGGATGATCTGCTCCTGCCAAGGCAGCAACCAGAACCGCTTTCCCGCCCACTTGCCCTTGGTATGGCGCAGGTTTTCGATAAAGCGCACAGCGCGGTCAGCTTTTTCGGCATCGTAGTGGCAGGACGGCAGCATGAACCGGCTGGGCTTGTAGTCCTTGAGCTTTGGGTAATTCTTCGGTCTGCTTTCCATCATCCACCACCTCCCAGCAGATTCTCCATCTCATCGGCGGCATCCGCAGGGCTGCCATCCGAGGCAATGATCCGGCTCCGGGAGGACGGGGTCAGGCCAAACTGCTCGGCAAAGCGGTTCATGATTTTCAAATATGTCTGAGCGATGGAGACCTGCGGCACCTGCTGCCAGTAGCCGGAGGGTGTTTTGACGATAGTGCCGTGCTGGGTGATGAATTCCTCCGCCTCTTTCCAACGGGCATACGCTTGGCAGTAACCGGCAAAAGCCGCCATATCCACTTCGGTCAGGATGCCGATGGCCTCCATCTGCTTGGCAAGCCGCCGCCATTCTTTTTTCGCTTCCGGCTCCAGCCATTTCGGACACGCCGGTGCTTTCTTCGTGGGCTTCGGTTCGCTGGTGTTCAGCGGATGCTTGCCCGGATTGCCTTCCAATTCTTTCATGGCGGTCGGCTTCGGTTTTCTGCCTCTGGTAGCCATTGGCTCTCCCTCCTCTCCTTAAAAATGGGCATAGAAAAAGCCGGGATGTATTTCTACACCTCGGCCTGAGCAGTCTCAAAGTTTTAGATTCTTGCCAGAAGTTCAGTCGGCGTAAATGCCATGACTTTGCTCTGGGTGAAATCTTTCAGATTTCTTGTGATAATATAATCGGCATGAACAGATTCCGCAGTTGCGCTTTGAACAGCGTCCTCGAAATCTTTCCATTTCATGTTCACAGCTCTTTCCAGAACCGCCGGACTGAAATCTGCAAATTCAAAAATCAGATTCAGTTTGCGGAACACCTCCTCAATCTGTTCTGGAGTCAGTTGTTTTCTCATGACATACATCATGTTGGCATAGGTCAATGTGGAAATATACCCCTTGGCCTGCTCCGTTTCGCAAAGTTTCCAAATCATTGAAGATGCCTTGACAAATTCCGGACGATTAAGAAGGACATCCAGCACGATATTGGTATCAATCAACAGAACCATACTTTGCCCTCATGCTTTCCGTCTTGACCTCATCCAAGTCATAGTCTTCTTTCAAAATTCCGGTAAGGGAGTCTGTCAGGTAGGACACAGTGGCGTCTTTCGGAATGAAACGACCAACTTCCCGTCCATTCTTTGTCACAATGATTTCCTGTCCAGACATCACCAGATTCAGATATCTACCGAAATTATTCTGCATTTCGGTTGCAGTTGCTGTTGCAGTAATCATACCATCGCCTCCTTGTTTTAGCTAATTTAATTATACTCCAAATTAGCTATTTTATCAACCTGTATGCAAAATTTATTTTAAACACGTCGGATGCGAGACACAGCCCCCTGCGGGGCGTGTGTCCTCTGTGGGTTATGCGTTGGGGTTGGCTTCCTTCCAAGCCTCGTACTCATCGACAAGCTCTGCCTCCTCGATGACCTGCCAAACCGCGCAGAATCGGATGCGCTGGTGCTCGATGTCCTCTGCCGTCCAGCTTTCCGGCTTGTGGCTCATGTCGTGGTAGGCATCCATCTCGGCTTTCGTCCGCTGGAAAAGGATGTCTTTGAGCCGCAGGCTTTCGGCGTTGTTCCGCAGGGTGTACCGCTTGTCGTCTGCCGCCCTGCAAAGTTTGCCAAGGTCATCGCAGTTGATGCTCATGTCCTGCTTGAACTTGATTTCGATGCCGGTCAGCTCGCGCTCGGTGGCAGCCGCCTGAATGCTGGCAAGGTAGGTTTTGGCTTTCTTCATCATGGTTTGTATCCTCCGTGTGTTTCGTTTTCCGTGGGGCTTCTCCCCTTCGGTGTGACTGTATATTACCGTCACTGGGGAAGTATATCAAGCGGCTATGCTGCACGATCATTCGCCCACAGACTTGTCGGATCTATGTGTATATCTGCACCCGGAGAATTCACCACAACGAGCAGAAGCTCCCCGCAGGGAGCCTTGCCCTTTGGATGCTTACTGCATCCGGCTGATGGCCCACGCCATTGCATGGCCGCCGTCTTCAAAGGAGCCTTCCGACTTTTCGCAGAAGTTCAGGCGGCATTCGCATTCGCAAAAGCCCGTCTCCTCCGGTGTCTCGATGAACTCGTAGATACCGGCGATGAATCCGCCTTTCCAAAAGCGGTCCACCATCAGGATGTGGTCGCCGTACTTGCACACCATGCCATCCCCTGCGCAGACCTGCATTTCAAGGTTTTCCTGCGTGGTGGTCGTCTTGAAGCTGTACTCGTTTTTCTCGCTGGTGAATGCCTTTTTCATAATCGTGTCCTCCGTGTTTTGTTTGTTCCGCAGGGCTTTTCCCTTTCGGTGACTGTATATTACCGTCCTGTGCGGAGGATAGCAAGCGGCTATGCTGCACGATCATCTGCCCGGAATACCGGGCAGAATGTACATCAATCCTCATTCTCGGCATCCTGCTGGATGAACTCACAAATAGCCTCATAGAAGAACTGCGGGTCGTATTCCAGAGGTTCGCGGCCCTCTGAAAAATCAATTTCAATCTGGTCCTTGACCATTTCCTTGGCGGTCTCCAGCGTGAAATTGGCCTTATCCTCGTCACTCATGGTGTTGTAGATAGCTACGATAAGGTCCATGATTCTTTCATCGTTCATATTCATTCCTCCATGACCCCACCACCCCGCCACACAGCCCCTCTGTGGGGCTTGTGCGGTTTGGTTGGGGAGTTTGTCGATTCGCAATCTGCCCCCCCTGCAGGGGCTGTGTCGGGCCTACCATTCGCGCTTGCCCAGAAGATAGGCTTCTTCCAGTGCCTTCTTGATGCCCCAGACGGGAACCTCGATAAAATCGTAGCTGTCGCATCCACGCTCCTCAAGGTCGCCGCGGTCATCCACTGCCACCATCTGGCGCTTGGCGATTTCCAGCAGGGCAGCCTGCTGCTTCTTGGTAAGAGTCTGCTTTTTCATATTCGTTTCCTCGCTTTCGTTTTTGTGACTGTATATTACCGTCACGTCCTACGGATAGCAAGGCCGCAGATCACACGATCATCTGCACACAGCTTTGTGTACATTTGTGTTCCCTGCCACGAGAAAAGGAGCCGCCTTTTCAGGCAGCCCCCATGGTTTTCTGTTCAGTAATCTTCTTCGTCGTAGTCTTCTTCGCAATCGCCGTAGTCCTCTTCCTCGTCCCAGCTGTCATCGCGGTCTTCTTCCTCATCACGGTAATCCCACATGTCTTTGGTAGGCTGACTGCGGAGGTCTGGGTTCTGCTCGATGTAGTCGGCGACCGCACCCTCAAGGGTGTCCAGAACCTTTTCGTAAGCATCCTCGCTGAAGATTTCCCAAAGGGCAACCGTCAGGTCGGAAACTTCGTGGTTGCCTTTGGCAATCAGGAACCGGGCCGCAGGGTTGCAGGTCTCTTTGCCGTAGCCCTGGTTGACCATGTCGCCATCGTTGAAGAA